GCCGTCTTACGATAACGATTGGCCGGAGACTTACGATGTCATCAATGCGGTCAGTGTGCGGTACAAATGCGGCTATCCATTGATCGGATCTTCCACGGCCACGACGCCATATGGCATCAAGGCATGGATCAAGCTGCGCGTTGGAGCCATGTATAACAACCGGGAAAGCCTGTCCGTGGAGTCTGGGGCGCAGACGATGCTTGAGCTTCCGCGCACGTTCGTGGACGGGCTTCTGGATGCGTACACGGTGATTAAAATATGAGGGCAGGCCAGCTCAACAGGAAAATCAGTATCCGCAAGAGCACGTCAACGTCCGATTCTTATGGCGGGCAGGTTCCTACATGGAGCACGTTTCTCAATGACGCATGGGCTAGAGTTCGCCCCCTGTCAATGCGCGAGATGTGGCAGGCCGATCAGGTATCTTCCCCAATAGATACGGAATTCCTTATTCGCTACACGACGGGCATCACGCCGAGCATGATGGTTGTCTACGACGGTAAAGAATACAACATTCATTCCATTATTGACACGGGTGACAGACGCACGGAGCTTCGCATACTTGCATCGAGGCGGTCTACATGATCGACATGACGATTGAACAAAAGGGGCTGAGGGAGCTTGATGAGAAGTTGAAGCTCCTGCCTCTTGAGATTCAGCGCACAATCGGCCAACGGGCGTTGAATAAAGGCGCGAGGCTTGTCAGGGACGAGGCCCGCAGGCGGGCTCCGGTCGGCAAGGCTTTCTATCGTTACCCATACGGGACGACGGCCAGAAACAGAAAGCGCATAGGGCAGCTCCGTGACAGCATCGTCATTGCCAAGGGGAAGCCGTCCAGGGGTGCCGAGATTGTCACGAACGTCAAGCCAAGGCTGAAAACGGGCTATTACGGACTATTCATTGAAAAGGGCTGGATACCAACGGGTAGAACGAAGGGTGTCAGAAGAGCATACGGCCTGACGGCGAGAGAGGCCAGGGCAAGAATGCAGAGGGGGCGGGCAAAGGTTCCGGGCCGTCCGTTTATTGAACCCGCGCTCGTTATGAGTACGGGACGCGTACTCGATGCCATTCAAAAGGAACTCGGCAGGCTCATTGAGTGGCGCATGAGGAAAAGCAATGCCGGTTGAGACGAAGATATATTCCTTGCTGTCAGGGTCTACGGTCATCACGTCCGTAACCTCGACGCGCATATACCCGATGGCCGTCCCTCAAGGCTCGGACGCCCTCCCCGCGCTTGTCTATTCGAGGATCAGCGGCCACCGGGTCAATGCACTTGATGGGTACTCAAATCTTGAGAACCCTACAATACAGTTTGATTGTTGGGCGACAAGCTATGCGGGCGCGAAAGACCTAAGTACCCGCGTCGCAAGCGTTATGGGTTCCGCAACGTCGTTTAAAGCGCTCTTGGTCAATGATCTTGATGCGCTGGAATGGGAACTCGGTTTCTATCGGTTAACGCAAGAGTGGAGTGTCTGGAATAAGGACACATAGGAGGTAACTAACCAATGGCGATTGAAACTCAGGGCTCCATTTTTTATTGGAGCACGACAACTTCCTTGAGCACGGTTATCAGTATCGGGGAAGTGATCGGGTTCAATGGCCCTTCCGGCGGTGCAAACGTGATCGACGTTAGCCACCTTGGTTCGACGGCGAAGGAAAAGCTAATCGGGCTGAGAGACGAAGGCCAGATCACGCTTGACTGCAACCTCGCTCCGTCAAACACGGGGCAGGTTAAGCTGCGGGAGTGTCGCGCCGCCAGGACGCAAGGGAATTGGGCCATCAAGCTCAACGATACTGCCATCACGATGCTCAATGGGCACGGTTACGTTAGCGGATTTTCCGTTACGGGGGCCGTGGATCAGGTTGTCAAAGCCGCCATCACCATTGAAATCAGCGGGGCTGTCACTTACTCGACAGTCGCTTAGGAGGTGACGGACATGGCAATCGAATCACAAGGCGCGATTTTCTTCTGGTCCACTACCACGGCGGCATCCACCTCTACGTCACATGCCGTTGCGGAAGTGGTGGGTTTCAACGGTCCTTCCGGCGGGGCGAACGTCATTGATGTCAGTCACCTCGGAAGCACAGCAAAAGAAAAACTGATTGGCCTTCGTGACGAAGGTCAGGTGACGCTCGATGTTAATTTCCGTCCCGGCACCACGGCGCAGGACTATTTGCGAAACTGCCGGGCAAACCGCCTCATGCGAAAGGGCGTCATTCAGCTTAACGACAACACGACGGAAGTGGCAAAGACGAAGATCATCTTTGACGCCTACGTCGGCGCATTTAGTATTTCGGGGGCTGTCGATCAGGTCGTGAAGGGTTCAATCACGCTTGAGATTACGGGAGCCTGTACTTACGCAACGGTCATTTAACGGTAAAGTCGGAGGGCTTAACCATGTACCTTACGAAAGAAGAGATCCTTGCCGCAAAGGACACGAAGTATGAAGACATCGACGTTCCCGAGTGGGGCGGCAAGGTGCGGATCAAGTGCATGACGGGTAGCGAACGGGACGCCTACGAGGCATCCCTTTACGAACTCAAGGGCACGGAAGTGAAACTTAACAGAGAGGACATGCGGGCGAAGCTTCTCGCCAGGGTGCTAGTGAATGAGCAAGGCAAGCGGTTGTTTGCAGACGGCGAGATAAAAGCCCTTGGCGAGAAGTCAGCCCATGCCCTCGAACGCATTTATATGGCGGCACAACGGCTTAACGCAATCAGCAATGACTCGGTGGATTTGCTGGCAAAAAACTGAAACAGCGGGGGTCGAGGTATTTTTACTTTGCCCTCGCAAGAGAACTGAAAATGACGGTCCATGAGCTGCTGGAAAGGACGGATTCGCAAGAATTGAGTGAGTGGCGGGCCTATTTTGAAATTGAAAACAAGCGGATGAAGGGCGAGGACGAGGCGACGGTAAACGACAAGATAAAAGCCGGATTCATGCAGTTTAAGGAAAAGCTCTAATGGCAGTTGACCCCGTTGCAAATCTTTATGTTCAACTCGGCATGGACGTTGCGCGACTGCAAGGCGATGTGCAGAAAGCAACGACAATTCTTGACACCTTCCAGCGAAGAGTTGACCGGGGGTTTTCTACTCTTCTGAAAGGTGCGGGATGGACTGCCGGACTTGCTGCAATTACTGGTTTTCTGACAAAGGCCGTCCACGAAGCTTCGATTGCCGAGCAGGCCATTACGCAACTCAATACATCCCTGACGACCCTGGGGCGTGATCGGGTCGGTGACATTAACCTTGTCTCTGCCGCCATTCAGCGCATGGCAAAGGAGATGCAGAAGGCGACGGGATTCACCGACGAGGAAATCATGCGAGGTGCGTCCCGTATGCTGACGGCTGGCATCGGGACACAGGACTTGCAGCTTGCTACTGAGACGGCGACGAACCTTGCACGGGCCTATGGCATGGAGCTTGAGCCAGCCATGCAGATGGTTGTGCAGGCGTATTGGGGACAGCAGAGGGCAATCAAGAAAGTGGTCCCTGAGATGCAGGAGCTTCTCAAGGAGGGGATGCGAGGGACGGACGTTCTGAAACAGCTTAATGAAACCCTCGGGCCGCAGGCGCAGGCGCAGGCCGAGACGTTTGCAGGGCAACTCAGGCAGTTAAAGGTTGAGAGTGCTGACTTTGCCGAGGCCGTCGGCATGAAGTTAATCCCCGCACTGACGAAATTCTTTTCCATCTTGAACGCGATCCGCAAGGGCGAAGGGCTCAAGGGTTATGAGGCGTTTAACGCCTTGGGCGATGTCTACGTCACGCCAGAGCAACAGGCGGCTTCGCTTGCCGGAATGACGCCCGCGCAGTTGGAAAAGATGACCGGCGGGGCAACATGGAACCATCCGCTTCTTTATGGCAAACCTGGGGTCAAGCCAAAGGTTGAAGGTAAGGCCGGTAAGGCAAAGGCAGAAGAGAAGTACGTCGATACAGAAGAGGCATATCTCAAGCTTCTGAAGGAAGAGGCAAAATTCTACGATGGTATATCGTCAGGACTAAAGGCCGTTGTCGATCAAAAGAATTTCATCATAGACGCCGACCAGAAGATGCTCGACATCGAACGCCTGGTCAGCCTGTCAGAGGAAGATTATCTGGCTGCCACGTTGGCGAATCACGAGCGCAGGGTGCAGGTGCAGCGGGATCTGATTGCTGAGCGGCTGAAATGGAACAACGTTATTGACGCAAGGGAGATGGAGGAGCTGGAACGTGCGGAGCGCCTGCTGGAGGTGCAGAAAGAGCGCGTGAGGGTTGAGGAAACACTCCGAAAAGATCCGTTTGCCGGAGCCTACAAGGCGCTGAGTGATCTGCAAAAAGAATATCAGTCTTACGGCAAGCTGATGGAAGACTACACCGTGGGCGTATTCAGGACGATGGAGATGGCCTTTGCCGACTTCTGCGATACGGGGCAATTCCGGTTCAAGGATTTCGTTCGGTCGGCGCTCATCCAACTGAATACCCTGCTTTTCAAGATTGCCGTGCTTGAACCGATGGCGAAGAGCCTCAGTGCAGCACTGCAAGGTGGGGGCGGGGGAGGCGGGGGGGGATTCGGGGGGTTGCTGTCGGGCCTGTTCGGTGGAGGTGGTGGTGGCGACCTGTTCAGCATGTTCGGTGGCAGTTCGGGGATGTTCTTTGCCAAGGGCGGGCTTATCCCTTACGCGGCTGGCGGTATCGTCCATCGGCCTACCGTGTTTCCTATGGCTAACGGTATGGGGCTCATGGGCGAGGCTGGCCCCGAGGCGGTTATGCCACTGAAAAGGACGGCAAGCGGGGATTTGGGCATCCAGGCCGCAGGCGGGGGCAGCGTCATAAACATAAACATTTCGGCGGCTGACGCTCAGAGCTTCTACGAGATGTGCAGGCGCAACCCGTCTGCCATTACGGACCCCGTCGAGCGGGCATTACAGGGCAATCAGAGCATCCGGCGCACCATTATGAGGACGGCGAAATAATGGCTAAATACCCGACAACCCCGATCCCGTCTTACGAGCACGTCACACAGGCGCGGTATAAGACCGTTATCAGCATTTTCGATGACGGCAACGAACAGCGCAGGCAGAAATGGACGGCCCCGCAATACGACGTAACCCTGCAATACAACGCCGTGCCCACGTCCATGATGACGACGGTGTGGAACTTC